AAACTATAAGTGGTAAAAACATACCATTTATAGGTTTTGTTTGTATGGAACAAATACCAAAAAACTATAATATACCACTACCTGTAGTAGGGGAATTCTTTGGTATAAGTCCATCACTTCAAAATAATTCATTTAGTTTTAGTTGTTCTTGGGAAAATAAAGTAACATTTGATGATGGAGGACAAGGTGTAGGTGATATTTTAATAACTAATGGTGGTCATTCTTACACAACTACTCCTTCAGTTGTATTTACAGGTGGTGGCGGTAGTGGAGCTACAGCAGAAGCTACTATTTCAGGAGGAAGTATAAATAATATTGTAATAACAAATTCAGGACAAGATTATATAACAGCACCTACTATTTCATTTTCACCAGCTGTATTAACATTACTTACAGAAAAACCAATAGTAGGTGGTGGTAGTAGTAATTCTGATGTAACTATTACTGGTAATGCTGTTAATATTGGTTTTGCTAGCGACGGATATTTGCGAAGTTCAGGGCCAGAGGAGTTTTATACTAATTATAATGGCTCACTAACGGCTCCCTTGCCAGTTGGTTTTTTACCAATGAAATTAAATTATCAATTTACTAGTGATAAAGTTATAACAAAGTATAGAATATGGCCTAGAACCGGTAATACGCAATTGCCAAAATCGTGGTTTGTATATGGAGCGGTAAGTGAGAGTGAATTAAATAGTGGGAATTTTACAGAATTACATTCAGTATCTTTTAGTAATGTGAGTGAATGGAATGCACCATCAAATTGGTCTGTATCAGGACAACAACCTGCCGAAAATTTTCTTAATTTATCAAATGTATTTACAATTAGTAATACACAAAGTTTTAAATTTTTTCAATTAAAAATAACACAATCATTTGCAAGTCCTGCATTCTGTGGAATTTCGGAGGTAGCATTATATAGTAATTTAGAATTACAAGCTGGAGAAGGGGCAAAAGCAACTGCTGTTTTAAGAAGTTTAAGAAATAGTTACAAAAAAGAAAATCCTGTATTACCCTATATAAATGTAGGAGCTAATGATATTCAATGTAGTTTTAATAGTAATTCTTCAAGAATGTTTTTATCTAAACTTCATACAATGTTAAAAGAAGGACAAAGTAGTAATAATATGTTAAGATATTATGAAGGAATACAATTTTATAATGATAGAGATGAAGAGATAATTTCACCTGATAGTGAAGCTTCTAATGATGTTGTTAAAATTAATAGAAGAAGATTTGAAGTTAATTCATTAAGAGCTGGTTATACTGAAGGATTACCTGAAAAAATAGTAGAAAACCAAATATTTCCATTATCTAATGATGCAATAAAAAGCAAAGGTTTATGTAGTTCAATAACAGGAATAGGAATAACTAATATTAAAATTGGAAAAAAAGATGGTGATTATATAAGTATAAATCAGTTTAACGATTATAATTTTAAAGGAACTCTACTTGATAAATTAGGTATGAATAATATTCAACAACTATTACCACCATTTGGAAAACAAAATAATTTTTTTAGTAGAAGCAAACAAAATAAAGATATATTTGAAAATAATAAAGCATTAAGTATTTATAATAATTGTGTATTTCCTTTAACCACTAATTGTTTTATAACCCCTTCATTTAATCAAAGCGTAAATACGAATAATTTGAACTTCATTATGGGTTCTATTGATGGCGATAATAATTTAGAAAAATCAATACCACAAATAAGCGATGAAATAATTTTTAATAATTTACCACAGAAATTCAGTTATTCACATCTTTTAATATATTCTAATATAATACCTAAATATAATTATATAGGTGGTAATCAAATTAATAAATTACCATGTGTAGCAAGTGTAAATAGGTCATACCAACAAGGGGATTTTATATACCTTAACCAGCAAAATCCAATATATGAAGTAGATTTAAATTATAGTATAAGTGATATTTTAATAGATATAAGAATGCCTAATGGATTACCAGCTCCACTTTCAAGTGGTTCTAATGTCAATTTACAAATAAATAAGAAAAAAGCAATACCATTAATTTTAAAATAAAATTTAACTTTTAGTTTTTCTAAATATTTTAACTTCTCTTAAAACACTACCATCTTCAGTTTCTTTTTTATCTAATTCACATTCACAATTAAAACATTTAGATTTACATTTTAATTTTAGACCTAATAAAAATGACCCTAATATAATAAAAATATAATAATAGTTATTCATTTATTTTAATTGAGATATTATTAATAAATTATTTTTTTCTTATTATAAATAAAGATATAATGGAATTATTACCAAATATTAGCGATAATGAAGAAGAAAAAGAAGAATTACCAAATAACACTGAAGAGGTAATAGAAAATAAAGAAGAAATTAAAGAACAACCCTTTATAGAGATAGAAATACCAGAAAAAAAACCAAGAAAAAAGAAAAAAAAAAAAATAATAGAAAATATAATAGAAGATAATTTACCTTTAATAGAACCAAATGATAATAAACAATATCATATAGACGAACAAGAAAAAACAAGAAATTTAATAAAAGAAACTATTAAAAATGAACTATATGAAGTTAAACAAATTAAGAAACCAAAAACTAAAAAACCTCTTAGTGAAAAACAAAAAGCCCACATTGAAAGAATGAGATTAAAAGCAAAACAAAATAGGGATGATAAAGAAAGAATAAAAAAATTAGAAGAACAATTAAAATTAAAAAATGATATTGATACTGAAAAAATTGATACATATATTAAAAATAAAATTAAAGAACAGAAAATATCAACACCACCACCGCCTTCTCCAAAACCGAAACCTGAACCAAAACCTGAACCTGTTAAATTTATTACAAGTAATTTAAACCCTAGATATTCAAGAATTCAAAGACAAAGAAAACAACAGAAAGAAATTAATTATGATGATCTCTTTAATTATTAATTATTTATTCTTTTTTTAAAATATTTATTAAATTTAAATTTAAATATGAAATGTAATAAAAAAAATTTTTTAAAAGTTTTACCTATAAAACCTTATGAAGATGAATGTAAATTACCAAGACAAGTTAATCCTATACTTCCTGATTTTAAAGGCGATGTTGGTTTATTTGTAGGAAAAATTAAATCAGGAAAAGGGGTATTATTATCAAATCTAATTTTAAGACCTGAGATGGCGGGAAATTTATTTGAAAATATCTATTTAATATCTAATACTGCTTCTTGTGATGATAGTAGTAGGTATTTAGTAAAAGAAGATAATGTTATAGTTTATGATAAATATGATGATAAAATAATTCAAGACATTATAGATAATAAAAAAGAATTACAAAAAAAAGATATGAAATGGGATATGATAATAGGAGATGATTTATTAGGTAGTTTAAAAAGTAATCCACCTTGTAAATTATATCAATTAGCATCAAGATTACGCCATTATGCTCTTAATATGATATTAATTACTCAAAAAATGAAGGCGGTTCCGCCTGTAGTTAGAACGAATACGACATTTTTGGTTGTATTTTGGAACTTGTATGGTAAAGAATTAGACCAAATTGGAGAGGAATGGGGAAATTTTACAGGTGAAAAAGGGTTTTCTTATTTATATGAAAAATACATACAAAAAGATAAATATTCTTTTATGTATATAAATTTTGCTAAAGGAATAGTTATGAAAAATTTTAATAAAATGTTATATAGTATTGATAATGGATATGAAAGTGATAATACAGATACAGATAGTGATACAGATAGTGATACAGATAGTGATTATTAATTGAAGTATTTAGTATTAAATATAAATTTTTTTGGTATTAATTATTTTTTATAAGGTATTGAATGGAATTTATTATATTATTTATTTTTTTTATTTTTTAAAAATAATATATTATAAAAAATAAATGGAACAATCATTATTAAATCAACAATCACAAGAACGAGGTATAGATACTAATAGATTAACTAATTTAATGAATACAAGTGGAAAAAATTTTTTCCAAGATTGGACTGGTAAAGCAAATGATTTATATGATAAACAACTAAACGATTATCTTAATAATATTCAATTATCAGCACAAAAAAAATTAGGACAAGGTGAAGAAGGTGTATCAATTTTATCAGCAAGTCCTGCATATTATGAAATTGGAAAGGGTGCTTATAATGTAGCACCTAAAATATTACAAAAACCATTAGATATTGTAGGTGAAAAAATAGCAAGTAGTGATATAGGACAGGCAATAGGTGAAGGTGTTGGTAATATTACAGAAAATATTGGAAGAGCAGTTGGTAGAGCTGGAGATTTTGTTTTAGATAGTATGAGAACACCTGAACCAGTTTCATATTCGTCTTCATCAATGACTACAACACCTCCTGAAGATGTGGAAACAACAAATATATCAAATGAAGCAAATGAAGCAAATTTATTAGAAACTAATGCTGTAACAAATGCTGAAAGTGGTGTTGAAACAGGTGCTGAAACAGGTGCTGAAACAGGTGCTGAAACAGGTGCTGAAACTCTAGGAGAATTAGGAGAATTAGGTGCTGTAGAAACAAGTGAATTACCTGTTGAAGAAGCACTAGCTTCTACAGGATACGGAGCTCCAGTAGCAGGTGCTATAGCTGTAGGAACAGCTATTGGTTTTGGTATTGATGAATTATTTAAAAGTCATCATAATAATAATAATACACCATCACCAAATCCTCCTTCTGTTCCTCCAGCAATGACTAATAGATATAATGTATCTTCTGTTCTACCTAATATTAATAATTTATCAACTACTCCTAATCTTGGAATATTTTAAAATTATTTTATAGAATTATTAATTATTATAGAATTTATTTTTTATTTAATTTTTTATATTTTTTTTCTTAATATAATATTAAAAAATGTCTTATATTGTAAATGAAAGTGATTTATTCATTCCTTCTAAATCTTTAGAAGTATTCCCTTTATCTCGTCAAGATATCAGACCTAACGGAGATGGAGTAGCTCAGGTTCAGTTTAATTTTCAACCATCTTTAGAATTCATAGACCCTCGTAGTATGAGATTAAGATATGAGTGTGAATTTGAAGGTAGGGGACAACCTCATCCATCATCTTCGTGCGGTGTAAATGCTTTTTGGAGACATCAAAGAATTCAAACAAATAACTCATTAACTATTTTAAGTGAAACTGATGAATTTTCCTCTTTAGTTGCTATGGGTTATAGTTATTCTGCAAATGATGGTGAAAATAATAATAGAGCCCTTAATGAGGGTCTAGTAAAAACTACTAGTAATAGACAGGTTCTATTTTGGGAACCTCAAAACACTCCTACCGAAAAAATTGATAAAGCTTGCGTTGCTAAAAAAGTTCAAATAAATCAAAAAATATATAGTGGAGTTTTTGATAATCAGGTTGTTCCTGTAGGTGTAATGGGAGGGTTAAATTTAATTTTACAAACTAATAATGTAATGAAATCTGTAAAAACTCTACCTTGTGATTTTGAAAATTCTGTTCTTGTTAAAACAACTTCAGCTAAAGCATCTTGGAATGACGCTGATAAAGCAAAAAATGTAGTAGTAGTAGTAAATGGTGGTGTAGGATTACCAAATAATAATTTTTTCGTTGTAGGTGATAGAGTTTGGGCTACTGATACTGATGAAGCTAGTGCTTTTTCGGTTGGTGTTGTTGTAGAAGTTGGTGTATCAGGAAGTGATGTAGCCCTAACAATAAATGGTTTTAACAATGCTTCTACTGATTTACAAGCTGATTTAACAGCTAATACAACTAAATTATTTATAAAATCTATAGACCGCTTTGAAGGTTATTCTACAGGAGCAAATGTTCCTACTACTACATCTGCATTATCATTAGCTGTTACTGAAGCTTTAAAAAAAATTACTTGGACTTTAAGAGATTTGAAAGTGAATGTAGAAATGGTCAATCCTCCAAAAAAATATGTAGAAAGTGTAATGAAAAAAGTAAATTCATCGTCAGGTTATAAATTTAATTTTAAACATCACACACTTACTCGTAGTAATGTCCAAGGTGTTAATGGTCTATTATCTAGTAATATTAATGTGGGAAATGAAGGTTTAAGAGCATATGCTGTAAATGTAATGCCTTTAAAAAGTGTAGATGAATATAATAAAAATAATTTAGTAGCTGATGGAACTGATAATGCTGTTGAATATCAATTTACATTACAAAATAGAAGTGTTCCTGACCAAAGATGTGATTTACGAAAATATTCATTAAATCCACCAAAAATTAATCAATTACACCTCCAAGAATTAAGAAAATCCCTTATTTCTAACTCTGTTATGGTAAGAAATCTTCAACAACCGCAAGAAAATTTCGTAATTGGTCGTGCTGTATCATCATATGGTCATACAAGCGATATTAGAGGCGATGTTTCTTTAAGAGTGATGTATGATAGTAATGCTAAAGTCCAAAAAACCTTTAATTTTTATGTATGTTCTCAAAGGACATTAATTATTAAACAAGATGGATTAATGGTAGTAGATTAATAGCATTTTTTAGTATTAAATATAAAATTTTTTAGTATTAATTATTTTTTTAAAGGTATTTATTAAATTATAAATATTATAGAATTATATATAATTTTTTATTTAATTTTTTATAAAAAAATATATTATATAATATAAAAAAAATGGAGTTAGATTTAATGGAAAATGTAGTTAGAATGAGAAAAAATCATATTGTTGCAATTAATACGCCACAAAATGGAGAGTATAGTTTTAAGAATGGTAGTAGTTTAATAAATTTTTTTCTACCATCGGCACCTGTTGCTTTATTAACCCAAAGTTTAAAACTCAATTTTAAATTAAGAGTTAATAAACCATCCTCTACATTTCAAAATCCTGTATTAGTAAATAACAACGCAAATAAGGGAGGAACTGAATATAATTTAACAATGGATGAGAGAGTTGGTGTTGGTAGTATTATTGATACTATAACTTGGAGTTCAGGAAACACCCAACAAACTCTAGAAAATATTAGAGGATATGGTAGGTTACTATCTACAACTAATCCTTATCATAATTCTCAATATAAAATGGATGGTATGGTTCAAGGTGGAAATTCAGTATGTTCTTCTAGAAGTAAAATATCAGCAAATTTAGTAAATACTGAAATTTTCTGTTCTATTGATTTAAAATGTGGATTACTTGAAGGTGTTAGAGATGGAATTATTCTTATGGGAAACAATGGCGTTAATGGATTAAATTTATTAATTCAATTACAAAATGACCAAATGACCTTCTTAAGTAAAAATTCAGGAACTTCACTTCCTGAAACAGATTCTGTAGATGCTTTTTATAGTATTAATTCTGTTAATTTAAGTTACAATACTTTAGAATTTACACCTGAAGTAACTGAAGAATTACAAAAACCTTCCAAAGGAGAAATGAGTTATGCTAGTTATTCATATATTTATTCTGTAATTAATAGCGCAGATGATCAACAAGTATTAAATTTAGGTGGTAAAAATACTTTATCAATTTTCACATCTTCACTCCCTACTAGCCATCTAAATAATATTAAACATAATTCATTTTCAACAGGTAATTTAAAAAATGCTACTAATGGAGTTTATGATCAAGATGCTATTTTAAAAAGAGTATCATTTGTTAGAAATGGGGAATTGTCGCCATATAATAACTTTATTGAAGTAACAGAAAGCTCTACTAATAATACTCCAAGACCTGTTATTATTGATAGTGCTAAACAAGCTCTAGATGTATCTAATTCTACTGAAACTCTTATATCACCAGCCACTGAAAATAATCTACTAACTAGAACTAATATTGATGGTAATGAAGTATTTAGTATGAATGTGGCTGTTTCTACAGAAACTCAATCTAATCCTTGTATTGCATATGGTGTAAATTTTGATAATATAGGCGGAGTAGGTCGTAATTTCTCTGGTAATAATACTTATGGTTTAAGATTACAAAGTAGTTTAAGCGGTAATGCACCAAATTCTTTAACATCTTTTGTAAGAAGTAGAAATACTCTAATTTATGATAATAGTTCTATATCTGTAGTTTCGTGAAAAAATATAAATATTATTAGAAATTTTAATTATTTATTTTTTATTTTTTTTTTTTTATTTTATAATATAAATATAAAAAATGAATAATATTCCAAATGTTCTTAAACCCATTCCTACAAATATGCCTGTAAATCAACAAATCTTCACTTCAGTATTAGAAGCTGAGACCAAGTCCCAGCGTCGTGCGTTATTTACACTTCGTAATCAAGGTCTTCTTTCTCCTAAATCTAGATTGGTTTTTTCTGTATGTGTCAATGACCAAACTACAAGTGATAATGGTAATGCTTTTCTACCAATTAATATAGGAGCCAATGCCTGTATAGATAGATGTCGTCTTTTAATAGGATCTAATGTTGTTGCTGAAACCCAATCATATCCTCATCTATTTTCAGCACATTCATCTACTCACGAAAACTGTGATAAAAAATTAATTGATATGCCCTTATATGGTTCTGTAGATAATGTAAGCTGTTCTCCTTTGACTGATGGAAAATATGCTGTGGATGTAGCATCAGGTATTTATTTAGCTAGAAATGTAGGACAAGTAGCAGATAGATATAAATTGAAAAAATCACCTCTTGAAACTCCTGAATGGAGCATTGCATTAGAGGATATGTTCCCTTTTTTACGAGGAGTATTGCTTCCTTTACAATTCATTACTCTTCCAGTTAGTGTTGAAGTGGATTTTACACAACAAGGAGAAAATGAAATTGGTAAAGTGTGTTGTTTTTCAGGAACTCCTCCTAAAGATAAGAGTATAGTTTATGATCTAGATAATTTAAATTTACACATTGATTATTTACAATTTGACGAAAATTATATGAATGAAACCCGTGATAAAATATATGGTGAGGGTATAGTTCTAAGATATGATGATTTAAAAACCACTACCACAAATATGGATCAAGTTACACAACCTGCTACTGGTGTTGATACTGAAAATGATATAGTAAGAGAAATTATGTCTGCAGGATTGCTTTGTAAAGATGTTATAGTTACTGAACAAAAAGATACTAATGAATTAGATACTATTACTATTACATCAGGGGGTTCAGGTTATATTAGCGTCCCATCAGTAGCTATAACAGGTGGTAATGGTAGTGGAGCTACTGGCAGTATAACATTAGATACACAAGTTCAAGGTGAAGTTCTAGAAAATGCTGCTATCACAGCTGGTGGTTCAGGTTATTCCGGTAGTGTATCAGTTTCAATTGGAGCTCCTACTGGTGTTAATAAAGTTCAAGCAACAGCAACAGCAACAATAGCATCAGGAGCTGTTAATAGTATAACATTAACTAATGCTGGTAATGGTTATTTAGTCGCCCCTTCAGTAAGTATAACTGGTGGTGGTGGTTCAGGTGCTACTGCTTCGGTTAGTGTAAAAGCAGGTGGTGGTAATATAATGGGTATTACAATATTAAATAAAGGAACAGGTTTCACTTCTCCACCTACAATAGCAATTACTGGTGGTGGCGGTTCCGGTGCTACTGCATCTTCTACTATTACTCATAAAAGCAATCCATTACTAGGTGATTATGATTGTCTAGCTCCTATCCATCCAAGCAAAATTAATTTTAGATATAATAACGAAGTAGTATATCAAACACCTTTAGAAAATACATCACTAAAACGAAATGAAGTCCAAGATGTATTACAATTTCCAATTAATACCCCATCAGTGATTTATTCTACCGATGTTGAAAATGACTTTTATACAAGTAAAGATGGCGGACAGAACCCTATAATGGATACTGGAGTATCATTTGAAGGTCATTCTCCAGCTAATCTCTCAGGAACAAAACACTTTACAGGACTTCAACTAAGAAAAACACCTCAAGGTAGAGGAACAATGATAGAAAATACTAATATTAGATATGAAAGACATAACACATATTCTCATAATGATTACGAAAAAAGAACATTAAGATTTTATACTAAATATGAGCGTATTGCTATGCTAAAAGATGGTGATATGATTGTATCTGCATAATTGAATTTATAAATTTTTATTTTTTTTATTTTTATTTTTTTTATTTTATATAATAAAATGAAAGATATTATTGATACTTCATTTGATTATTGGTATGATATGATTAAAAAAAATAGAGAAGAACGGAAAAGAAAAGATAAACTAAAAAAATTTTTTATGTCTTCAGGTGATGAAGAAAATATTAAACCTGTTCATAATGAGAAAAAAAATAGTTGTTTAATATAAAATAATGAAAAATAAATTAGAATTAGAAGAATATAAAAGATGTTACTATTTATTTAACAAGAAAAAATTAATAGAATATAGTAAAAATTACTATACTTATAAAAAATGTAAAGGCGATTTCACAGATAAAGATATTAGTGATAATATGAAAATTTTTTTATCAAAATATAAAAATCATAATAAAAAAAAAGATAAAAATATTAAAATATCAAATGAACCTATTATAATTTCTTTTAATTAATCACTATCATCATCACTAGTATTAATATCATTTTCATTATATACATATGTATAATAACTAACTATTTTTCTAGGAATATAACAGCGTTCTATTTTAATATTTCTCCATTTTTTTTTATGAGCTGTATTTTCTAATAAATGTAATAATGTAGATTTTTTTATATTTAATTTATCACAGACCTCTACCATATTACAATAAAATTCTCTATTAATAACCTTTCCTAAATCATTATAAAATACTATTTTATATCTATAAATACTATCATCACAATCTCTATTAACCATATTTAATATTATATTATTTTTTTATTTTTTATAATAAATGGATAATAAAACTTTATATAAACCTTTCAAATCTAAAGCTAAAGGTAAAAAATATTCTGTTTATGTTATGAAAAATGGTAAAAAAAGATTAATAAATTTTGGAGATATTAATATGCAACAATATAAAGATAAAGGTGGTATTTATAGTAATAAAAACCATTTTGATAAAAAACGAAGAAAGTCATATTTAGCAAGAGCAAAAGGTATTAGAAATAAAGAAGGTAATTTAACTTGGACTGATAAAAATACTGCTAATTATTGGAGTGTTCATTATTTATGGTAAATATTTAAAGTATTAAATATTTCTTTATATTCATTTATTTTTTTATAATATTTATATTCATTAATTTCTAAAATTCTAATTATTAATCCTATCATATTTCTTATAGATGAAGAACTATAATGAATACTTAATATTTCATATATATCATCTACATCATTTAAATGATCTAAATTTATTTTATCTTTATTAAAAAAATCATCATTATAATAAATATATTTTACTAGATTTTTAATTTGTGATATTAATATTAAAAAGTATTTTTCACTAATATCATTGTATTTTGTTAATTTATAAATTAATTCATTTATTTCTATAATCATTAATTAT